ATAAAAAAGCATTATCCAAGCGAGTAAGGGAGCGCGAAACAGTTGCCCCCATTTGTTCATATTCGGCATTAATGGTTGCAGCCCCGCGCTGTAATGCGCTTAAAAACTTATCAGTTGAAAGCTCGCCAGATTCCGCCATTTTTTTCATTTCGGCAGGAACGCGTAATCCTAACTCCTGCGCCACCACTTGCGCTAGGCGAGGGGCTTGGTCAATCAGCGAATTAATCTCTTGTGACGATGCCTTAAAGTCAGAAGCAATCGCTTGTGCAAGCTGCGTAACAGCCCCCTGCATAGCGCCCGCGCTCTCGCCAGTAATGGCAAAAGACTTTGCAACCGTTTCTGTAATTTTTAAGACATCAAACTGCTTTTTTTGCGTCGCATCTAACGATTGATTAAGGCGAACATAAAGGCCCGTATTAGCAGCAACCGAAGTGCCAGATTTCTGCGACAATGCCAGCAAGTCAGCTTGAGCCTTTGCAGTCTTTTGCGTAGAACCTGTAACAGTATTTAAGCGGCCTTCTAGCTGCTTAAACGAATCAGAATACTGAATAACTTGACGGATACCTTGCGCGCCAAAATACAAAGCACCCGCCGCGCCTATCTGCTTAAAGCGTTTTTCAATAACGCTCGTTGTCTGCTCACTTTTGCGCTGAAAAGTGTTTAGCGAATCCTCGCCGCGCTTTAACTCACGCCGCATCGTTTCGGTAGTGGCATCAATACGAACTAATAGCCGTTCTAATTCAGTTGCCATTACCGCGCCCTTTTCATCTGCTCATTATGGTATTTTGCAGCCTCTTTCAAATTAGAGAATTTCGGCTGCTTATCTTCTTTGCCGCCTTTTGACTTCTGAAAACCACGAACCCGCGCTTGCCATTCCATCATCGTCTGATTCCAAAAGTCATCAGGCGACATATTCAAAACCCCAAAAGCAAGCTCCATCCAATCCTTGAACGGAAGCCTTACTTGCGAGGCTTTCTTTGAGGCTTTCCCGCTGGCTTTTCAACCTCGCCTGTCTTGTAAGCAGTGGCAAAAAAGGCAGTCAATGCGTTGGTGCATTCTTCAAGCGAGCCATTACTAAAAGCAGTTTCCGCCGCTTCTTCTTCTGGCAACGTTTTATCAGAGTTAACCATAAGAAAACCAGCAACACGAAACACAAAAGACGTGCCTTTTTTATCCTGATTTAAAAAGCGGCTTTCATAATCTTCAAGCAAGCTAAGGGTAGCGCGTACTTTGTACTTTACGCCACCAATAACAAACTCACATTCATTGCGATGATGATTCATAAATTATGCCGCTTCCTGAATAACAAACTCGGTATTAATACCAACGCTAAATGTAGTCATTGTAATGCTGTCTACGTTATTAACTTCAGTGGTATCGGACATTGCTTTGCCGTTGAAAAAGATATTGGTATCTTGCAAAGGTGAACCACCATCATAATCATTTAATGCAATGCGGAAACAGTAATCAGAATCGGAACCAACCGCAACACGGATTGCATCTTGACCCGCATTGTCAATATCATGTCCAGCGGTGATTGTAATCGTACCGGGATTTTTAGAACCCTTGAACTTGCGAACAAGGCGGTCAGAAAGTGAGGTGAAAGTGATTTCGTTGTAAGTCATGCCAAAAGGTGAAATGCTTTCCACTTCACCAATTTCAACCCAAGTTTTAGCAAGGTAAGCGGCAAGGTTTTCGCTACCAGTGGAAACGCCACCGATATAAATTTTCGAACCAGCTGAAGTATGTATGGCCATTTTAGTCTCCTAAAGTTAATGTTGTGTTATTATACGCAATTTTACGCTTCCTTGAAAGGTTAAATTATCAGGCTCGCGTGAAGTATGTTTGTTTTGAACAAAAGACTGCACCATCGTGCCAGATTCCAGTGTTAAAGCCTTGCGGTGAAGTGCATCGTCAATATCAGCCATGATTTCGACAACCTCTTTTTGTCCCCTGTATTGTGACCATATCGAAAGATAAACCATGCGCTCGTCCTTGCGGCTGTTCAAAAAATCCGCATTCATGACCTCGGTGTTATTGATAACCACATACGGATAAGCCGCGCCTTGTGGAACTGAGTCATAAACCTTTACAGGATAAAGCGCGGTCGTAAGCGTGCTATAAATTGCCTTTTGAACTGCAAGGGTGTTGTCACTCATAATTCAGAAACCCTTTTTAATTGCGCGTTAACTGCATCCCGAACCTTTGCTTTGCCCCATGCCGCATTTACATCGTAAGCAGGCTGCATAAACGGCCTAGCGGGCTGTGGTGGTATGTTATGCTCTGGTGAACCTTTAGTGCCGAACTCTGCCCAGTATCCCTTAAAGAATTGCCATAGCTTATGCTTTGTCATCCTTGACATTTTTACGCTGGTGTTAAACGCGCTACCGCCTACGGCCTTCACCAATGCAACCGATTCTGCACCAATACCAATAACCGCACTCATGCCATCTTGTGATACCTTGAAGCCAATTTCTGCCTTTAAGTCGCCACTGTCTTCGGGAGCGCGAAGGATTGCATCAAGCTTAATAGCCGTCGCCACTTCCGTCATGGCAGGGCGTATGCCGCTTTGCACATGCTTTTCCATTGCGCGAAGTTTACGGCGCAACTTGTCAGCTCCTTGAATGCGCTCGTAGCGTGCCATTATACCGCTACCCCTTCTTCTGCATCTATTCGTAAAAACTGACTAATTTTGTCAGGTATTGCTACAAAGCGGATATTAAACGTTTTGCCGCGCCATGTGATTTTATCCTTAGCCAATATAGCCGCGCTTTCCGTACTATGGCGCAATATAAAGCGATAGTTGCGGGGGCTTTCCGTTTGGCTTGCCATATCACGCTCGCGTCCTGAAATAGGCTCCACACAAGCGCGGAAGGTGCCAAGCGCAAGCCATGAAACCGTTACACCACCAGAACCGTCACTTGCGAGAGATTCCCGCGTCACGGTGATTTTTTCGCTCAGTTTTCCAGCGTTTTCATTAAGCCGATACATTGCAGAAGCCTTTATAGTTTTCGGCATCGTCGCCTATCCACTGCTGCAATATAACATAGTTTCGATCTTTATTTAAGCTTAAATCCTGCCTATGCCCCATGCCAAGGCCTGCCCTTCCTGCCATGCCTTTAATTCCTATGCAAAGGTTGCTTACAGGGTCAACCTGCTTTGTCACTGGTATTTTCCAAAGCTCTAAGTCATGGAAAGGATAATCACCATCAAAACAATGCAAATGCTTTTTAAGCGCTTCCGTTCTAATACCAGTCTGGCATAGGCTAGTGTGCTTGCGGTTAGTGTGAATCATATATTGCGTGGTTGCTACATTGTAATAACGCGCTGCACCCTGCCCGTATAATTCAACTGATTGCAGCTTGTCATAATAATGCTGGATATATTCAGGAGAATACCAATCGTCATCCTCGATAATCAAAACAAAATCAGATTGCACCGCTTCCACTGCCGCTTTGATATTGCGGCCTAGCGTTTTGTCGCCTTCTTTCCATCGTGGTTTAGGTCTGATTATATCTGTTGCCATTAAATGCGGCGCATCATCATAATCGTTTACGACAATCCATTGAATCGCAAGATCGGTATTTCTACGCCCTACATATTGTTCGCAAAGTGCAAATGCTTCTGGCCTTCCGCCTGTAGGTGTAATCAGTGTAATATCGTAATTCATTTTTGCCCCACTGCGAAAATATGACGCGGTAAAGTTTGTGTTACCGTTTCAGCACCATCATGGTCACAAAGCGTCATGCTATATTCTGCACCGCTTTGCACCTCAATATTCTTAAACCCTGCATCATTCAGCAAATGCCACATGCCGTTAGGAGTATACCGCCAATAATCATCAGGGAAGCCATGAATCGGAAAGCTGAATAGCGTGGTAATAATAATCCAACCGTCCGGCTTTAATACGCGGTGCATTTCGGGAATCGCTACCCATGGCTTGCGTACGTGCTCTAAAACTTCGCTGCATAAAATGCTGCCGAATTTATTATCATCAAAACTCATGCCGTGAATATCCTCAACAGAATCCACGTTGCTACCTTCTTGCATATCAATGCCCCACCAATCCATATTTGGAGCAAGGTCGCGATTGTTTACCCACCACGCATCAGGCTCGTGCATACGGCTTCCAACTTCCAAAATGCAGGGCTGCAATAGCGGTGCTTTTTTGCGTAAATATCCTTTGATGTGGCCTCTTACAGTATCACTCACTTATTACCTCTTTAATTGCTTCAAGCCTTGCTAGGCCATTGGTTAAATCAGGTTCAAGCGTGGCGCTCTCGCCCCACTCATTCCACGCATTACAAAACACAATATCAGAAAGCGAAAAAGCATCAATCAGCCATTGCTTAAACTTGGCAACCGTTGCACCAAACATTACATGCGCCTTTGCACCTCTGCGCGGCGTATTATCCCACGAAGGACATACACCTTTAAAAACACGCCACGAAGGAGTAGGACGTGACTTACACCAATTAACCATCGAATCATAACTATAAACACGCCCTGCAAAGTTTTGCATAGGAATTTCCTCCCTTGCGTAAAACAACGGCGGAAACTCATAGGCTGCATCAAATCCATGCGCGGCGGGGTCAATCACTTCAAACGATTCGGCGCGTATAAGCATGATATCCACGCCATTATCAGCATAGTAGCTTTTCACTTTTGCCGCCCAGTTTTTCACATTCGGAATTTCCTCCGTACGATAAACCAATAGCGGCTTTTTTCCGTCAATTTCCATATAGGCCAAGTGCTGCAAAATCGGGAGCGTATCAGCCGCGAATTTCTGCCAGTCGTCAGAATTATAACCTTGTCTTAATAGTACGTCATTTTCGCGTCCATCCCAGCGGCGTGTCCAGTTTTCATTCGCCCAGCAAATGCAAAAAGGGAAATCTTGCGTCATCATAAACACATCAAGCGGCTTTTCTAAAACACGCTCGCCAGAAAACCAATAGTAGTAGAAACAAAATCCATAAACGCCATATTTACGCGCTAGGGAAACTTGCTTGGTGATTGCATCACTTGTGCTTAAATCCCAAAAGTGCTGCGGTATAAACGGCTGTTCGTGGCCTTCAAACTGCGGCTTGGCTGTTACGGCTGCGCGGTATTCCGTATAACCTTCGCCCCACCATTTATCATTCTGCGGAGTTTCGTGCATTTGCGGAAGATAAAACGCTATTAGCTTTTTAGACATAGGCTTTTTGCTCAAATGCGGGCGGCTGGTTATAAACTCGCACGCCGTTATGCTCAAAGCTGCTACGCTCGTATGGCGGCAAGTAAATATCATTGAAAAAATACGAAGCATTACCGATTGCAGACCGCTCGCTTTTCCAGTGCGTCACATAGCTAAGGCGTGTTTTGGTTAAATCCTTCACCTTCGAGCCGCCATGCGCTAAAAGCGGATGCCAGATAATCACATCACCCTTTTTTGCAGCCATTACTTTCTTTTTGCAACCCGCTTTTTTATACGCCTTATCCAAATACAATTCATACTCCACCAATGCGGTTTCAATTTCCTGCTTTGTCTTTGCGGCTTTTCCATTCAAAAAATCAATTCCAGTCATGACTTCAACTTGATGACTTCCCTCATAGTATTCTAACCCGCCCGCGTCGGCATGAATATCCTCTAAAGCAGTCCACATCCCTGCAAATTCATAAAGCGGCTTTGTCCAAAAGTGCGGAACATCTAAGTGGATATTTTGCTGAGTGCCGTACTCAAATGACAATGACGTGTAAACCATAGGTGAAGGAAATAATTCTGCTAAAACTTCTTTAACTGCCACCTGCGCGGATACTTCAAGCAATTCAGGCGCGGAAACGTGAAGGTTTACAATGCGGCCTGAATGGTATTCATTGCGGTTGAATTGCGCTTTAATCACCTTTGCGGCAGCGTCACACACCGATTTACTTACAAGCCCTTCCAGCTTCATAATGCCTTTTTCTGCTATCATAATTCCTCTTGAATCGTTGAACGCCTATAAGCCGTTATAGCACTATTGCGGCTGCAATTCACTACTTCAATTCCAAGCGTTTTAAAATCATCCGCCGCGCCGTTAATTGCTTTAATACTACTATCCCATCGAGTCATATTATGCAGCGGGAAGGGATGACTGCCAAACCAATGTTTTTCACCATTGGTTTCTTGAAAGTCATAACCTAAAAGCAAAATGCGCGAAACGTCAGCATGTGCAAGTAAGTTTAAAAGCTGAAATCCACTATTGCGCCCAAAATGAATGAAAGATTTATCCAATGATAATCCAGAAGCACTATGGCCTGTAATATGGTTGAGGTTGTATTTTTTCGCTGCGATTCCATCAACTGTCCATTTCTGCCCTGCAAAATCAGGATTATGATAATCCCACCATTGCAAGTCACACGCATAAAGTAAATCAGCCCACGGTGCTAAGCGGTGATTATCGTTTACCACACACACCCGCGCTTTGCCTTTGCAGTAGTCTATGTCATCTTGAGTAAGGCTTGCACCAGAAGCAATCGCAACCGCTGTTTCGCCTTTCCAATCAGGAATCATAAACCCATGTCCACGCGGTAGGGATTAAGCAAAGCGCGAACCGTTGGGTTAATTTCATACTTTGCACCGTTTACCAGATTACCGCCTTCACGGTTATGGTATAAATCACCAATCACAAGCTTAATGGCTGCTTTAATGCTATAAGGCACTGCCTCGCTTGCAGGGGAACCGTCAGCATATCCACACTGAAAGCGAATCTTTACAGCGTCCCAGCTACCATCCGTTGCAGGCCATTCTTGGTTAGGTTTCAACGTCACAAGTGCAGGCTGCCTTGCCGTGTTAACCGTGTAAACGCTGGTTGCCAGCGTTTGAGCCGCAGAATCGGAATCTTTATAAGTAATGCCAGTAACCTCAATACAAGGCGGCAAAGGCAATTCAATATCATCAAAGGCGGTAAAATACATATCCCACGTTTGAGGAATTAATGCGCGGCCTGTATATCCGTTGCGCCCAGAAACAAAATCCGTCGCGGCATAAATCAGTGAAGTGATTAAATCATCATCATCACTAGTATCAACGCGCAAATGCTCCTTTGCTTCGTTAAGCGATACGGGAAGGCTTGCTGCTTCCGTTACTAATACCAGTGATTGCATATTCATAAAAGAATGGGGAGGGTTGCCCCTCCCCCTCCATTGTTAAAGTGTAATGTTGCCGTAAAGAGCAGCAGCAGGTGTTTCAACTGCAAGCGCCAAGCGTGCTTCAGCGCGAATTGTAATAAGGTTCTTTTGAACGTTATCACCATCTTGCTCAAACATTTCAACCACAGTACCAGAACGGTTGTAAACCGTAGCAAGCATTTGAATGTTGGAAACGTGCAACTTGTTAGCAGGGAACGCATTAGAAAGCACAACAGGCAAGCCCCAAAGGAATGGAGTCAGAGTAGTACCATTAGGCGAACCTACCAAATAAGTGCCAGAAGTATCAGCTTTCAAACGCTCGATAACGCCAAAAGTGGCAGGATTAAGCATAATGGCAGTTGCATAGTAATCACTTGCTTCTAACAAGTATTTCGCGCGGTTAATGCTATCCAATGCAGAATCACCAGAAGTAGGAGTAAACGCGGTAAAATTGCCAGATTTCAACAAGCCGCTAAGTTGCTGCCCAGTACCAGTGCCGTTAAGCAATTGGCTATCAATACGATAATCAACGCCATATGACATTTTCGCGTCGATATAACCAGCCAAGGCAGGCGCATCTTCAAGAATTTGTTTAGTAGCTTTGATAAAGTGAGCAATAGTGCGAACGCTTACAGTTTCAGGCGTGAAAGCAAGCACTGATTCTGGTTTTTGAGCCGCTTCTGCAGTTTCAGCCGCATTGTTTGTCCAAGTGCTTTCCTTGACAAATTCAATTGCATTAGAAGTAGTAGGAGCGCTAGGCAAAGCACCACGAACCGTCAAACGGCGGCGCGCTAGCTCAATAATACCAGCGCGGCGTTGTGATGGAACAAGCGTGCTATCAGAATCAATTGGGGAAGTGCCATCTTGACCACTGATAGTGTTAGCTTGAACTTCAAAGCGACCACGAGAAGTCAAACCAGAAGCAAAGTCTTTAAAGCCTTGCGCTTGAATAATTGCAGTACCCAAAGACTTAGGCGCATCGTTTCCACGTTTTACACCTTCCGCAACTTTTTGCTCAATATCAGCAAGGCGGTTGCCTTGTGCTTCAATATCAATTGCAAGTTTAGTTGCAGCAGCAAGCGCGTCTTTACTAAGGGTTTTACCTTCAGCAGCAGCCGCGTTCAATTCTTTTACCATAGTATCAAGCGCCGCATTGCTTTGCTTGATATTTTCAACGGAAGATTTAACTTCGCCGATTAAATTTACAACATCAGTCATTTTATATACCTTAATTTTTAAGCGTTAACAGTAGCCCTTGTAAGGCTTCCACGGTTTTGTCAGCGCTCGGCGTGACTTCATCAGCAGCGCTCGGCGTGCTAGATATTTCTTTAAGAAGGGCGCGGCGCTCTTTGCGCGTCATTCCTTCTTTTGCAAGTGCAAGGTCAACGCGGCGAATCGCTGATTGCACTTTATCGTCAGATTCTTTTATCGAATCAGTTGCTAGTAAAGAATCAGCAAAACCCATTTCAACTGCCTGCGCACCCGCAATCCACGTTTCCGCATCCATCATATTTTCGATTTTCTTGCGTTCCATACCAGTGCGCGATGCGTATAATTCCGCCATACTATTATCAAATGGTTCTAACGAATCAGCAGCAGCTTTAAGGTCTTTACGATTGCCCATTGCTACAATCCAAGCATTATGAATCATTAAAAAGCCAGTGCGGGCAACTTGTAAATCATCGGCGGCCATAGCAATAACAGAAGCCGCAGAAGCCGCTAAACCCATCACTTTAATAGTTACTTTTTTAGGATGCTCGCGGAGCATATTATAAATAGCCACGCCTTCAAAAAATGAACCACCACCAGAATTAAGATTGATAGTTACATCTTTATCACCAAAAGCACTTAAAGCAGCTGCAATACTTTTTGCAGTTGTTCCGCTTCCATCATACTGCTCACCAATTGCGTCAAAAATATTAATTGCATTATCAGATTTTGCGGCTTGAATATGCGTATTCCACCGCGCCTTAATAAAATCAGGAACTTCGGACTTAATAGTTTCAAGCTGTGTATAAGATTGAATCTGTGGAAGCGTGCGAATGGTCATGGCGATATTTTACTCTATTTATGAAGTTAAAAAAAGAATAATTGCGTTATTATTATTTTGAATCAAACGCCGTTGCGCTAGTAATTCTTGATCACGGTAATCTGTTATTTTTCCGCCTCCTGAAATGTAAGGAGGAATTGGAGGAATTACACTAGAAAAATCAAATGAAAATTCACTAAACGAACTGGTTGAAAATGCCAATGATGCAAATGATGCCATCTAAGCACCCCGCCACAGATTCGCTTCCGTTCCATTACCTAACACTGCCGCATCATTCATTAATTTTGTATTTGCATTTACATTGCCACTAGTGAAGGCTAGTTGATCTGTTTTTACTTTTACTGCATCAACTACGGTATCAATAGTCGAAAGTTGCGTATCAAGATTTGCAGAAGCAAGACCAATAGCTGCCCTCACACCTGCTGCATCTAAACCACCGCCACTACTAGAAGGAGCAAGTTCTAGCGCATTTGCTGTGTATTGATAAACAGAACCATCTAATACTAATGCCGTATCAATTTTATCTGTAACAACTTTAACGGCTGCAATCCCTGCATTATCTGGAGCGGTGTAACCTGCCGTGGCAAGTCGGCTAGAAACTGCAACATCTAAGTTAGATGCTGTTAAACCTGTAACACTTCCAACCGCACCCGAAACACTAGCTACAACTTGATCCGTATCTATATTAGTGCCGCTAAGATTAACCGCTGTTGTGGGACTTCCAATATTTGCCCAGTCTAATCCAGCTTCGCCACCTGCTGAAACGTCAAGCGTGCGACCTGCCGTAGTGGGTTTCAATGCAGAATTAGCACGAAGCGTAAAGCAACCAACAACCGAACCAACAACCGAAACACTATCAACCGTGCCAGTCGTAATGACAATATCAAAAAAGCTACCCGCGCTGTAAAAAGTACCATCTGCAGAAGTATCAATTGTAAAATGATTTAATCCTGTAATTGAATCAAAATCAACTGTAAGCGTAATTCCAGTAGTGCTTTGTGTTGTGGAATTATTTTTATAAACTGAAATTGCAGGAGTACCGCCCAGCGTAAAAGACGCGCCTGTAGAGGGGCGGAAAGTTGTAAATTTTCCGTAAACAATAGTCGAAATATCAAAATCACCTAATGCTCTGCTCATCCTGTAAATCCTCTTAATGGGTTAGCAGCTAGGCCGCCGCCTCCCGCTGTTTCTTGTCTTTGCGCCGCACCTATATCAGTATAAGATGTTGTTAATCCAGCAGGAAATATAGCTGGAAAGCCCAATCCCTTAGTTGCAGTACCAATAGCAAAGTTTCTGCCAGTTGTAATGCGCCACACTTTATCAGCCGTTGCATTTGTTCCAGGAGCTATATCCAAAGTCAGCGTATCTGTTGTGTGTGATGTAATTCCATATATACCCGCCGTAATACCTGTTCCTGAAACGATATAAACATAATCTTGGTTATCAACTACGGTAGAGAAATCAGCCCCTGTTTGTGTTAATACAGAACCAGAAGTGGTGGCGGATATACCTTTTAATTGTGCAACATTTGTAAATGCGGGGTCTATTGCAATATCATTTCGGCCTTTTTGCCAGTTTGTGACATCAGTAGTATTATTAAAAAAATTATTATAATTACCATAACCCACGGTTTGATTTGTTGTACCATGGCTTATGCCCGTAACAAATCCTTCGATAATATTATTAATTATTCGATGATCAGTATTATTTGCAATAAAGTTTATGCCTGTGCCTTGCGGGGTTTCAGTTCCATAAAGTGTGTTGCCCATAATTACAGTTGCAATAGCTGTTGCAGCAGTAAATGAAATTGCAATGGCGACGTTGCTAACAACAATATTATTTAAAATAGTATATGCAGAACTTGCAGATGTACAAGAAATACCCACATTAGAATCATGAATATAATTGCCTATAATATTAGCTGTAGAACCGCTGTTAATTCCATTGCCTCGATAACTTACAACATCGCAAGATAAAATTAATGAATCTGCCGCCATTGTTATTGCATTTCTAGCGGCTGTTGTAGAAGAATTTATTATTTTACATCCAACAATCTGTGATGCAGCGCCACAAGTCAAAACTGCTGCCGCTGTCCCTGTCATATCAGTATAAAACATATTCCAGTTAGCGCCAAGAGTGAATCCACTAGCGCCATTAACCAATACCGGTTTTGTTGATGTAGGAGAGCCATCACCTCTAATCGTATTATAACCTTCGATAATATTAGGTATTAATGTAGTTCCTGCTGAAGATATAGCAATTGTTTCCCCAGTTACAAAGCTACCCGCTTTAAAAAAACATCTAACGCCAACGGAATCCCCTGCCCGCTCAAGAATATCATCATCAAGAACAGAGTTAAAAGATATTGCACCACCATAATTTGCAGAGCCTGCGGTGTTTGTAGCTAAAGTTGAGCATGAATCAGAAAGAGTTGCAGTTCCTGATACTACGTTTACGATTTCCAACCAGAGTAATCTCCAGCTTGTTCCTGCGTTAATTTTTATAAAGTTACCAATATGATTAATACCAAAAGGCGCACTTGCGGAAGTAACGGTCGGCGCTGTGCCAGTGCCTAGTAAGCAAGCAAGATCAGTTACAGAACTAAGAGCTGAAGTCGATTGTGAATAGTCAATTCCCCACGTTCCAGAAGTAGGAGTTCCAACGGTAGCGCATCCAACAACCGTATTTGCATAATAACGAGGTGATGGGCTACCTTGTGATGCGTTGATAATAACGGCTGCACCAATAGCCGCATTAATAGTCGCTTTATTTGCTGCAACGGATGTAATTTTATACCAGCCAGAAATCCAGTTAGTTCCTGACTGGATAAAAAGCCAATGCCCTACATCGGCCGCAACAAAATTGTAAGAAGCGGAAGAAACAATCGGCGAAGCGGTATTTGCAGTATTCGTATCGGTCGTTAAATTGGTTGGAAAATTAGTATTATTCGGGCTGAATCCGCCACCGTTAACGTTATTAGCTGTGGAAGAAGCATTAAATTCAAAAACTACACCTGCTGCAATAGGCATTAGATACCCCCATCCAAGCGAGAAATTAAATTGTTATTTTCATCAACTAACCAATCATAGCCATCATCAAAAGCCATGAATCGACGTTGTGACCCTCCTATAACAGTATTACCGTCAGGAATAAAAACATTATCCAAATTGCAGCGAATAAATGTAATATTTTGCATATCATAAGGAAAAATAACAGAATTAGGCTTTTCTTGGGAAAAGCAAGAGCCTTCAATAGTGCCTTCAATTATTAAATCATTAAGGATTTTTCCTGTATAATCTGTAAAAGATTTAATCATTAAACAACCTCAATCCCTATGATTTTGCCTTCTGCATCCATTATTATTTTACGCTTTTTCAAAAGAATCTGATTTTGTTTTTCTATTGCTTGTGTATTTTCCCGAACCGCTGAAGTATTATCATTAATAGCACTAACGATTGCAAGTAATTCGGGTTTAATATCAGGTGTTTCATTAATAGCTGCTGCAATTTGATTAAAATCGTATTCAGGTATTGCTTCATAAATGCGATTTATTGCAGATTCTAAACCTGAAAAATCAATATCAGAACCATGATTTTTTTCTGCAAGCTTGGCAAGTATTATGCTTATTTGCGAAACACTTGCTGTTAAATCCTTAGTATCAAAAACAGCATTGCTAAATTCGATTTTTTCTTTTTCACGCGGAGTATTAACTGCATCTTTAATTTGAGAAAGAACATTTAATATATCGTCATTGTTTTGCGCTGGTGGCATGGCATTTTTTATTGCCATAGCTAATTGCAATCCTGCAAGCTTAGATTCAGTTTTTGATTCCACTAGTGAAACCCTCCATAAATGCGGCTATATCATTATTATTTTCTGTTGTAGGTTCTGCCGTTAAGCCGTGTATTTCTTCAAGCATTCCGATAGGAACATTTTGTTGCTGCATATAAAGCGTATCACCACCTTCTAATGGTTCCCAGCCTTCTTCCTTTCTTGCTTGATTAGGAGCCATAAAGCCGCCTGTAATGGCTTCTTTATAGGCTTGATAGCGTGCAGCCATATCACCACGAAGCAACGCATTAAAATCAAATTCTGCTTCATATTTTCCGCGCAATTCAATAGGAATCAAATTCGCTTCAATACTAGCTTCAATACGTTCCAAATAAGGCCTCAAACCTAGCTTGTAAAAACCCTGCATAATTTCAGAAATGCCCGAACCCCAAACGGTGCTGCTGCTAGTATCATTAATTAATACAGAAGGCACACCCATAAATCGCGCTACATCCTCAATCTGAAAACGGCGGCTAGATAGCAATTCAATATCCTGCGGGGTCATAGAAATCTGCTGATATTTCGCGCCGCCTTCCATTAAAAAAAACGATTGATCTCCATCAGCCAGTCCTTTAAACGAATCACGCATTTGTTGCCGCTGGTCTGGTTTTAACACCACGCCGTCAGGCATTGTCATAACACCTGCAGGCTTTGCGCCCTTTTTGTAAATCTTGTTTGTAGCATTATCCGTTGCCAGCCCCAAACCAATCGAGTTGCGCGCATAGCTCAAAGGCGAAAGCCCCACCACGCCGTTACCCATCAATTTAACGTGCCAAATGTCTGCTTCGGTATATTCCCGCGTTTGTTGCCCGTTGTTATATTTATAAAGCACCGCGCCGCCGTCTGATTCAAGCGTAACATCCATCTGCGCCGACATCATAGGAAGCAATCCCACCAAGCGAGAGCCATTCTTTTGTTTGTACGCATAAGCATTACCGTGCATTGCAAGCTGCATAACAATGGATTCAAAAAACTCAAAGCGGGTCTGATAGCGATTAACCTTGCCTGCAAAAAGCTTTGCTAAATCCTGCCCTGTAGCAGCACGTCTAGTGCCATCAGGTTGCATTTCGTAAAATTTAAGCGGCATACCCGCTACCGTTTCAGAAATCAGCTTAACACTTGCCCAAAATGCAGAGAAACAAAGTGCCGTATCTTGCGTAACAACCGTGGCAGGACTATCAGGATAATTAGATGGTGAACCACTTTGCAGCCCGCGCTTGCGATAACCCGCACCGTTGCCAAAAAGGCCGCCGCTCCATTTTATAGGCCATGAAATCATAGAATCACCGCATTGTTAATAAAGTCGTCAAGATTTACGCCCACTTCTGCCTTTGTCGCTAAAGTCATTGCCATTGCCAAAGCCACCACGCCGTCAATCCTGCCAGTTGATTTATTTTTAGCGAATTTCCTATTGCCAGCAGGGTCAGTATCAATCACCGTTCCAGCAACATTCCATCGCAATACAGGGTTATATTTTACTCGAATTTTTCCGTTAAGTATAGCAGCTTCGAGCGCATCGACTGCAATAGCCATATCCTTAAAGCCTTGGCCGTGTTCAATCAGTGGCAAAGTCACGCCCTGTGCTTCCATTGCGTCACGGAAAACATCCATGCGCCATCTATCAAACGCAATCTGCTCAACATCGCGCTTCTCGCCAAGGTATGCAACCACATGGTTATAATCCACCGTGCTGCTAGGGGTAGTAAGCAAGTAACCCTCATTAACCCATGTACGATATGGCACGCGGTCTGCATCCTCCCTAGCGCGTATCGTATCCTTTGGAGTCCAAAAATCGACCACCGCATCAAAAGTTCCATCATCTTTAGGCCATACCCGCGCAAAGGCCGTTAAATCGCGCTTGCTGGACAAATCTAACCCGCCATAGCACCGCTGCCCATCTAGCCCTGTTTCGTTAAAGTCTTTACGCTCGCAACGCTCCCACGCCTCTCGCGCCATCCATACCGATTCTGCATCCGTCCACATGCAAAAGTGCAACCTCAAAATGCCATTGCGCTTTCCTGGCATATCACGCGCCTGCTTTACCACGCCTGCAATATAATTATCTGTAATCGTCACGCCCAAAAGCGGATTAGCCTTAATCCAGCATGACGGATCGTTAAGCGGGTCATCTCCTTCGTCCAAGCTACACACAAAACTAAAATGCGAATCATCCTCAATCACACGGTGCGCCACATTCACGGCAAATTCATGCTCCTCCCAACAAGCCGTGGTTTTATCATAGCCGCTATTCGTAATCATAACCAGTAGCGGCTGCTCACGTCCTTTAAAGCCGCGCTCAAGCATATCAATCGTTTCACGGTCTGGATGCTCGTGCACTTCATCGCAAAGCGCAAAATGCGGGCGCGTTCCCGATTTACCTTTTTCATTCGATAGCGGCCTAAAGAATGAACCCATTCGAACAAAGGCAATGTTAGGGGTGTGGTCACCCCCTGTAACTACCAACTGCCCCTTAAGCGCAGGGGATTGCTCCACCATTGCGCGGGCATCCCTAAATAAAATCATAGCTTGGTCACGCTTAGAAGCCGCCGCGTAAATCTCTGCGCGGGCTTCACCATCCGCAATCATGCCATAAATGCCTATGCCACCGACTAAGGGCGAGTTGTGAGTTGGTATATATTGCTTTCCACAAAGGAATAAGCTGCTTTCTGACGAAACCGTAATGCAACGCACTGGAACGCTTGGCACTTCCACACAGTCAACTATTCGCCTATCGCCAGATAAACAGCGGCGCGTGTGAGTTTCTTGTTGCCGTTGAAGTTTTCGTTTTAGCTTAAAAACTGGAAAAGATGAAGGCGCATAAAAAGATATTCTGTATCTTATGCCACAATCTTTGCCGTAAATCTTTGCAGCGTTTTGATTAATTGCGGCCTTAATTCCGAGGCTCAAAAGCACCTCATGAAAGTCATTGGCAAGCGTTTTTGAAACAACGGAAAACTCACATGCTCTTTTTTTATCAATGGTTCCATCAGAATCCATTAAGCCTTGAATCAAAGCTACTCGCTGCTCAACTGATGCGGTTTTATAATTTTCAGGTATGTGTTTATTTTTGAAAACATTCAATGCGCGCAATTTTGAATTTATGCTATCTGTTGAGGCCTTGCCGTGAACCCCCCTTGTGCCACCAATTCTATAGCGTCCAGCCGCTCGCTTTTTCCCTTGTCGCTCAGAAACGCTTACACCACAATCCTGAATGTGTTGGACAATCTCAGGAGCGTCAGTATCTGAAATTGTAACTCTAGCGCAATCTGAATCACCATCGCCAAGCCAAAACCCAAAAACATAAGGATCAATAGGCAATTCTTTTTGCGAGTATTGAGCGGCTCCCGCTAACTGTACGCTATGATTTGCTGATTGATACTGCCCGTTTTTATAGCGCAAAGTATCTGCAATTTCTTGCGTGGTTCTAACTTTAGGCTTCTTAAAGTTAGCCCACTCAGCACGCGGCACGCCAGCCTTAACAGATTTTCCGCCAAAAGAATTATAACGCCTTTTTTCCGTAAGCCATAAATGATCCGCATCACACACAATCTCAGCACCATCATCAAAAACGACCTTATAACACTTTTTATTATTCTGCACTTCATGCGCCTGAATAACCAAACAGGGCTTGCCGTTTTCGTCAAAAACAAAATCACCCGCCTGTAAATCACCCATCAGCCGCCAGCCGTTCGGTGTAGGTATAGGCGTATCAATTGCTAACGCTTTCCCATTGCCTTTCCCGATTTCTATATAAGCCCTGCGAAACCGACGCTTTCCCGATTCTTTCCAAACCCAGCCGAATAAGCTGCCCAAAATAAACGCTTGCGATTCATGCAGCACAAACGGTTTACCTTCGAACTTGCCGCCGTTAAGTTTTAAAATCTTTTCAAAAAAATTATAAACCTTTTGGCTTTTTTCCGTATCAAAAACCAAACCGCGTTTATCACCATTTAGCAGGTCATCAATATGACGCTGGCAAGCTGCTCTTACATGCGAGCCTGCAATGATTTTACCATCAACAACGGATTGAGCGTAAACCGTGGCGCGGTCAGTGTGACATAAATTCGGCAAGCGGGTCATTTTCTGCTGGTATTGTTACATTTAATCGAGCGCGGCTGGAAGGCGTTAAACCAAACTCACCAGCAAATGACTGAATGATTTTTGCCTGTGTGTTGATAATATCAATTTCAGGGCTTTTCCGCTCCATATCCTCACCAGTAATTTTTTTACTTGTCAATGTGATACCATTAACCGCAAGCTGTAATGATGCTTGCCTATGAATACCCACCGCCACGCAATAAGTGCAAAGCGCATCAATATCCGCCGCCGTGATTACACCCATGTCAAGCAATAGCGGAAGCGTAACCTTCCAAGTGGCTTCCGCGTGTTCCAACTTTGCCACATGCGGAGGCGGGGGGAAATAACCAGAAAAAACAGGAGCACTTACCTTGTTGGGGAGCCTTGCCTTGGTTTTGCTTTTCTTGCCCTGCACCGCTAAAATGACTTCAGGAGTATGTTTTGTACCGCCGCCTTGTCTTCTCATAATAATACCTTACTAATTTAGTCAACTTCTCCCCACCACAGGGATTTCGTGAAATGTAGGTACCCACACCGC